CATTGCCAATTGGCCCGGACACCTTCTTCGCATTTGATGTCGCTATATCAAAGCGCACTGCATCTTTGGTAGCTGGGCAATTCCTACCCAACGGCAAGATTGGCGTGGGGATTATGGATCAGTGGCGATCCGATACCGCCGTGGATGAGCTTCAGATAGCGGCAGAAATCAAGACTAAGTGGGTGGATAAGTATTACCCGCGCATGATCATGTTTGATCACTACTCAACGGCCAGTATTGCCGCAAGATTGACTGCCAGCGGCTGCCGGATGGTCGATGTGTCAGGAACGGCGTTCTATCAGGCTTCGGGCGATCTTCTGGATGCGATAGTCAATAATCGCATTGTTCATATGGGCCAGGAAGCCTTCGATACGCAAATGAATGCGTGTGCAGCTAAGACCAATGACGCTGCCTGGAGAATCGTCAGAAGAGCCAGCGCGGGCGATGTATCCGCCCCGATTTCACTTGCGATGATCATTCATAAAATGCAGGAACCAGTATCTACTCCGATGATTGTTGCTGGATAGACACGCCGAACTTGTAACTCTACTCATTCTGGCTTTTGAGTGATATAAGGCTATTCTTCCGCCATGGGTATTCTTTCAGCACTGCGATTAGTCAAAGAGGATTCAGAGACGCTTAAAAGTCAATACAACCCGGCGGTAATGAATTCTGGTTACGGCGTAGGGGCTTGGAGTGACTATGGCATGGGCTTCGATTACGCAGGGATTGATCTCAATTCTGCGATGCAAGTTCCAACCGTCAGCAAGTGCCGCCAGTTAATCTGCGGAACTATTGCTGGCATTCCGCTTGAGTTGTATAACAAGACAACGGGCGAAGAACTAGGTTCTCCGATTTGGTTAGAGCAGCCAGATATTAGACAACCTCGATCAGTCACCATTGCATACACAGTCCAGTCGCTTCTCTTTTACCAAATTGCTTATTGGGAAGTGACGGCTACATATTCCGATGATGGAAGACCAGCGCGCTTTGCGTGGGTAGCAAACGAGAGAGTCACACCAAAATTAAACGCTCGCAACACTGAAGTTGAATATTACACCGTGGACAATGAAGAGCGTCCACAAAATGGTGTGGGATCTCTTGTCACCTTCCAGTCACTTCAACCAGGGATTCTCGCAACAGGCGCAAGAACTATTCGCGCAGCTCTAGATCTTGAGAAGGCCAGTGCAATAGCTGCACAAACGCCAATCCCATCGGGATTTATTAAGAACTCAGGTGCGGATCTTCCTGAAGCGCAGGTACAAGGCATTCTTGCATCTTGGAAGGCGGCTAGAAATAGCAGAGGCACTGCATTCCTGACATCTACTCTTGATTACCAGACAACATCGTTTTCTCCTAAAGATATGATGTATGTGGAAGCAAAACAGGATTTTAGTACGGAAATATGCAGGCTTATGAATGTTCCGGCGTACATGGCCTCCGCTGATGCAAATAAGAGCATGACATACCAAAATGTTCTTGACGCAAGAAAAGAATTCTACGCGTACACTCTTGCGCCGTTTGTTTGTGCCATCGAAGATCGCCTGAGCATGAATGACATTACGAACGCAAATAATGTGGTGCGCTTTGCCTCCGATGAGACATTCCTGCGAGCTGACGCAACGGCACGCCTGGCGGTCATCGAGAAAATGCTGCAGCTAGAACTCATTACCTTAGATCAAGCCAAAATGATGGAAGACTTATCACCGAACGGAGATCAATCATGAAGCTAACCTTTAGCACGCCAATCCAGGCGGCTGATACCGAACGCCGGATTATTTCTGGCAAAATTATGGAATACGGGGCGGTGGGTAACACTTCCGCTGGGGCCGTTGTCTTTGAGAGCGGCTCAATACAGATCCCGTCACCAGGCAAAATTAAGTTGCTCGCGCAACACAGAGCCGATGATCCAATTGGCCGCGCTCAATCCTTTAGTAAGGATGGCGATTTCATTTATGGATCCTTTAAGATTTCAAGTAGCAGCAAGGGTTCCGATTATTTAACCCTGGCTGCGGAGGACTTAGTCAGCGGGCTATCCGTTGGGGTGGAAGTAATTTCATCTCTACCGACTGACGATTACCTCCTAGTGACGGCTGCGCGTCTCATAGAAGTGAGCCTGGTTGAATCACCAGCCTTTGAGAATGCCATCGTCACCAGTGTTGCCGCAAGCGAAGGCGAAGCGGAGCAAAATGAAACAATCCAACAAACAGAAAGCGAGGCAGTCATGACGACAGCCGATGAAACAACAGCCCCAGAAACTGCGGCAGAGGCTCCCGTTGTGGAAGCCTCACGCCCAGTCGTTTCAGCATCTTACTTAGTAGGCGAAGTTCGCTCACCAATTAAGACACAAGCGCAGTACCTAGAACACGCAATCAAAGCCAAGATGGGTGACGATACTTCACGCGATTACATCCGCGCAGCCGATGCAAAAGCTAAGAAAATCGAAGCAGCAAACGACTCGTTTACTACTAACCCAGCTTTTAATCCTACACAGTTTGTATCCAGCGTCATCGATACATCCGTTATGTCACGCCCAACAATCGATGCACTAGGTGGAGCGCGCGCCTTGGCTCCTTCAGGTATGACAATCTCACATCCAAAAATCACAACAAACGCCACGATTTCTACGGTTGCTGAAGGCGCATCTACCGCGGCCACCCAGATTGTCTCAAGTTATGTGAACGCAACTGTGGTCAAACTGGCCGGAACTCAGATTTATTCCACAGAACTTCTGGACAGATCTGATCCAAGTTTTTATTCAGCCATGTATGAGAATTGTCTCCGAGCTTACGCCAAGGCATCTGATGCTGCGGTTATTGCCGAGATTGTCTCAGGCGGAACTCAATCAACTGCACAAGCTGCAACTATCGCAGGACTTCAGGCGTATGTCGCACAAGCTGCTCCAGCCGTATATGCGGCAAGCGGTGAGACTGCAACTGCATTTATTGCGGGCACAAGCGTCTGGTCACTTTTGATTGGAAGCCTGGACACAACAGGGCGAAGCATCTTTAACGCGGCTTCTCCTATGAACGCCAACGGTCAATCAACACCACGCGGACTACGCGGCGACATGATGGGCTTGGATCTCTGGGTTGATCAGAACATGGTCAGCACAACAATCGATGATGCAGCCTTCATTGTTAATCCAATGAGCATTGCAATCTACGAGTCACCAAAGCTAACGCTCTCAGTAAATGTTGTTGCGACTGGTGAAATCAGCACGATGCTGTACGGTTACTTTGCGACAAAAACACTGGTATCCGGTGGTTTGCAACGCTATAACTTAACCTGATAAAACCCTAAGCCGCTCACAGGGCTAGGAGGCCCTGGCTCTGTGAGCCTTATCAAAGGAAGGATGATCATGGCAGCGACATACACGACAATGCAGGAATTACGCGATTCACTTGGAATTGGCACACTTTATACAGACGCGACTGTGGAGGAATGTTGTCAGACTGCTCAGGATCTTATTGATTCTTTTCTTTGGTTTAACACCGCTCCGATTGTGTCCACGGGGCGTTCTTCAAATGTAGCCACGGCGATCATTGCCAATCCTGGCCAGTTCGTAGTGGGCCAAGTGGTGACAATAAGCGGGTGCGGCGCAGGCTTTAATGGATCAAAGACAATCACCAGCACCAGCCCTTATCCATCCTCAGTAAGTGCGCCTTATCTTCCAAGCCGCTGGGTTTATCCGCTTGGATACCAATACATTCAATACGCAAGCACTGGCACCGATGAGTTGATCCACTTAGTTCAACCTTATGGCTTGATGACTGGTCCGGACCATAAAAGCGCGTCATATGCCTCAACCGCAGCAATTCGCTCAGCCTCACTCATGCTTGCCACTAATATTTGGCAATCTCGACAAGCTACACAAAATGGCGGAATGGGAATTGATGGATATGCTCCAAGCCCATTTAGAATGTCCAACACTTTAATGGCAAGTATTCGGGGGCTTCTTGCCCCTTATCTTTCACCTTCGGGAATGGTTGGATGACCGATGCCTCCAGCAGCTCTTACAACCCTGCGCACAACGATAGCGGCGGCCCTGGCCAATGCTGGTGTGTGGTCAACCTTCAGCTTCCCACCGCCAGTAATTCTTGCAAATTCAGTGATAGTTGCACCAAGTGATCCCTACCTTGTGCCCTCTAACAACTCTCAAGCCTCTATCGCTTGCATGGCAAACTTTAAGATTATCATGACGGTTCCTTATCTAGACAACCAGGGGAATTTGAACGGCATGGAAAGCACCATCGTGGCCGTCTTTAATAAACTAGCTTCATCAGCTTTGGTATTCAACATCACCGGCGCATCAGCTCCTTCAGTGTTGGATGCACCGAGCGGGCCCATGCTCACATCGGATTTTAATATCACCGTTCTTACCACTTGGTCATAGGAGATAAAATGAGCGAAACAAACGCAGAGAATTTGGCTTGGCTTGTCAAAGTCGGCCAGATCAAGGATACAAAGGCTGCGAAGCCAACGACAACAGAAACCGAGGAAAACTAAATGGCTATCTATCTAAATAACAATGTTGGCGTGAAACTCGCAACCGCAGCCGCGCCAACTGTCCCTTCGATTGACATCAGTGCGTATGTCAGCGGAATTACTTTAACGCAAATCGTAGATGAGCTGGAAGTCACAACTATGGGTGATCTCTCTCATAAGGTAGTGGGAGGATTACAATCCGCAACGCTACAAATCGACTTCTTTAATGACTGGGGCGCATCCGCAGTTATGACCACTCTACAATCAGCCTTTGCCACAACATTGGCCGTCTCAATGATCACTGTAAAGGGAACCGCCGTGAGCGCGACTAATCCCACTTATCAGTTCTCAATCTTTGTCAACAACCTGACCCCAGTGGGCACAGGTGGGGTTGGCGATGAAGCTGCATCCAGCATTTCATTCACCGTGAACACAACAGTCACTGTCTCAACATCAGTGGCATTCTAAGGAGCAAAAAATGGCACGCTTGAAAATCACCAGGGCCTCTGGGGATGTGGTCGTTCCGATCACCCCAGTGGTTGAATATGCGTTTGAAAAGTACACAGGCAAAGGCATTCATAAGCAGTTCCGGGACGAAGAGAAGCAGAGTGACATTTACTGGCTGGCGCATAACGCGCTTTCTCGCGTAGAGGTCATTCCTCCATTCAGCGAAGAGTTCTTGACGACTCTGATCTCAGTGGAAGTATTGGATGACGAACCTGTAAAAAAATAGATCGGGGGAGTTTCACCTACCTAGTGGCCTCACTAGCGGTGGAATTGCAGCTAAGCCCCAATGATGTTTTAGAGTTAGACGAACGAATGTTTAAAGCCGTGCTTCAAGTATTGAATGATCGAGCGAAGGAGAGGGCGAATGCCAGTAAACATAAGCGGCGTTGAACCCACTCTTAAGGCCATGCGTAAGTTTGATGGGGTTCTCTATAAAGAGATGAACAAAGAAATTAAAGCCGCAATGATAACGATTCGTGATAAAGCCCGTGGCGATGTACCTATTCCCTATCCCAGCTACTTATACGGCTGGGAAAAGGGGAACAAGCCCTCAGCCGCACCAGTCTTTAATACTGGCGGGCGTGTTCGTGCGTTCCCGCTCTATGACGCATCAGAGGTCAAGCGTGGCATCGTTTATCGCCAGGGCAAGTCCAGAGTCAATAGGGCTGGCTTTGCAGCTCGTTTCTATGTTGCCAACAACTCAGCGGCTGGAGCAATCTATGAGACTGCCGGGCGTAAGTCTGGAGCTGATGGACAACCGTGGGTCGGCCCTAAGGGTGGAGGCCGGGATGTCAGCCGATCTAGCAACCCTCAGGCTGGAAGAATATTCATTGGATCCATGGGGCCTCTATACGGCAAGGGCAAAGAGCGTGGCCGCTTGATATTTAAGGCTTGGGAGCAGGATCAGGGCAAAGCTTACTTAAGTGTAATCAAGGCAATCGATAAGGCAACGACGACATTCAACACCGCTGGTGGTGCTGGAACTCAATCAGGTTATGCGCTGGGGGCCTAATGTC